GGAACAGTTTGCTGATTAGGAGGAGAAATGAGCGTCAGCTGCAGAGCATTGATAAAATTCTCTGGCAGTGGAATCGTTTCTTGATAGGGATTTATCAGTATAAACGTATCTGTTTGGTTGAAAAACATCTGTGACGTTTCCAACTCTTTAATCGCAGTAACAATCGCGTTCTGCACCTGCGTAGAGAAACTAGCATCGCGGAACGTTTCAGAGAGAATTTGCGAAGTCATCTGACCGAAAGTAAGCGCCATGGTATCTCCAAGAGTAACCCGGCCAGTGTAACGGGGGAGGAAGCAACTGGCCGGGTATTCTGTTTACTACTAGATCAGACCTGAGCAACGATATTTGAAAGCAAATACCATTGTGCCTGTCGTAGCACCGGTGGCTGGTGCTGCTGTCACGGTTAGAACACCGTTCCAGTAGCCAGCATTAGTACCGGGGGTTTGTTGGTCATTATTGTAGTGATAACCAATTCCTGTGAATTGTACGCCGGAGACGAAAGTTGGAGTCACATTACAGAAGTTTTTGATCTGTGTAGTGGCGCCTCCAGTGACACCCATTGGCGCATTCAACAAGAAACGCGCCAATTGATACGTATCAGCCTGGTTATCCCCGAAGTCGTAAGTTCCAAGTGGTGTAGCATTTGTGTCTAAGAGTGGATGGTAAACATACACTTCCATGACATCAACGCCTGCAGGGGGAACCATATTTGGGATAATAATGGTATCACCGAGCACGAACGCAGCACTTAATGTAAAATAGGCAACAGCCAGCATGTCCTCACCTGGAACCCAGGGGGATTGAGGTTGAACTGGAGTTGCAGTGTAAACAGTGGACATATTGTTATACTCCTATAACTATTGGTTGACGTTGGATTGTGCAACGTATGTAGGAAGCACGATAACGCCGTGGTCAATGCCGTTGAATTGAAGTTTTTTAATACCCCAGATAGCGCTAATTGCAATACGACGGATTTGCTGAATATCTTGTGTATCTTGACGAACAATAAAACCTGGAACGATTTCTTTGCCATCATTAAATCCGCGACCAAGAGCAATGGCAGCAGCGTCACGTCCACAGAACACTGCGCGACGAACATTTGGCAATACCAAGTTAGTGGAAGAAGAAACACCGCAAGGCAATTTATCAGAGCGGAACACTTCAGTTTGTCCATACACGAAACTGCGAGCGATACCGCCATCAGTTTTGCCAGCCATCACCAAGTTACCATACAGATCCCGGAATTGGATTGGGGCTGTGGTATCTTGAATTAACTGGAAGTACTGCCATGTGTGCACGTACATATGGTATTTAATACCACTGCGCTCAGAAATTGGGCGAATATATGGCTGAATGGTTTCTGCCATGCCTTCAAGTTGGTCGATGTAGCTGAGTTTCATGGTAGCAGTAGGATCTGCCTGCACTTGATCATCAGTGGTATAACCATTTGGGTAGTAAATACGTTGAGCTGATGGTGCGAGAACCGGATTCATGCCTTGGAGCGAAGTCTTAGGAATGTTCGATACACCATAAGTGGTGCCATCATAAGTAAAGTAAGTAGGATTAAAGCCAGCAAGCTGGTTGAAAATACTTACAGTACCACGCACAGACAACCAGTCCATGGAGATTTTATAAGCATCTTCAGGCAAGTCGTAGAGTACACGTTGTTGAGCAATAGTTTGAACGTTAGGAATCGATACTGGATTACGCAATTGATCGATCACCATTTGTTCGGTGAAATAGAGCGGCGATGTCTCTTGCCCATCTGCGGCTTGCATGCCAACGAGACCAGGATTGGTCAAACGTTGTAAGAAGCTCATGGTAACAGTGTCACCGGCACCACGTTGTGGTTGCTCTTGTTTGGAAACGATACCTGCTTCGAGCATGGAGCTCAAAAGGCCGCTATCGGTGATGAAATCTTTGTAGATCCTATTGGACCATAACTTGACAACCTGTGTATCCGTTGTCGCGTAGCCTAATGCCATGATAAACCCTCGCAAATTGAAATAAGACTGTTAAGTCGATTATTCCCAGACGATCGGTTTACCGTGGCGATTCACGAGAGCGTTACCGTGAGCTCACACGAGAAAAATGCCAGATTTACATGATGGCGCATGAAGATGATAACGTTCACCTTGGGATGATACCCAATGATAACAAATATAATCTGTAGTTGCAACTTGTTATTGAAATTATTCAATCTGAAGTTACGATTCTTTAGCCTGTCGCTCGAGAATAGCTAACTGGCGATAGAATTCTTCATTATTCACTCCTCTCCCGTCAGTGTTCATCGCGATATTCTCGAATGCTTGCAGTGGCACCGCAGGCCCTTGTGGCTTCCCGAGCTTTGTAGACACTGATGGTACCTCACGGGTTGCGTCTGCTGAAGCACGATGATTCTTCGCCAATGTGGCGATACTTACCGATTTAGCTACAGCTTTAGACGAATATCCCATATTTCTGGACATTTCATAGATCATTTCAGCTACATTTCTGCCACTAGAGAGTGCATATTGAGCAGTGTTATATAGCTTTTCACGCACAAATTCACCAGAACGACTCTCAGGAATTCCTTGCAAAACGGCATTTTGCTGTTCTTTCTCGATCAAATAGGAATAGGCCTTCTCAAAATCGGGAGCTTCCTTGATGAATTCTGCTTGCTGAGCATTCACGGCATTTGTGAATTGATTCATTTGAGCAGATTGCTGCATCGTGTTTTGCTGTTCAGAGATTTGCTTTTTCAGGATATTCAGTTCTCGCATGTAAAGATTGTGCGCATCTTGATCCACGGGATCGATGTCTGCCTGTTGCATTTCTTTAGGTGCATTCATTTGCTGAATAGCTTTGTTGTATAATCCGAGTTCTGTCTGCGCACGAATACGCTCTTCCCTTTCATGATTCAGTTGCTCTTCGAGGGCTTTGCGCTTTTCGATTTCTTTATTTAGGCGTTTTTTGGGTATAGTTCTTGCATCTGATAGATCTTCTTGCTCGGGTTCGGATCGCAGATTGCTCAAAGAAACTGATTCTTCTTCATCAGTTACAGGAGACTCTTCATCAATAGGTTCAATATCTTGGATTGGTGGCTCAGAAACCTGGACATCATTGTTCTCGCCTTCATTGCCGCCAATCACTATTGGATTCTCAGCTTCCCAAAGAGCTTTATAGAAGGCATCAGGTTCCACAGGTCCTGTTTTATGTGCGAATATGTCTGTTGTTTGGGGCGCTTGGATATTTTCGGTCATATAGGTCTCTCATTAGCGGTTTCCCCTCTTCCTCTATGTGAGTGCTCTCTATGCATACGCATTGCATCCATGTCTAAATTCCCCAACTCTTTGACACTTCTTACTTGATCGTAGTCTGCCTGCGCTTCTTTCTTTTTGAGATCAGCAGTGGCATTCCTCTCGTAATTATCCAATTCTTTTTGTTTTAGCATCGCTTCGATTGCAGATTTTGTTGCATCAGCTTCTTGTTTTGCTGCCTGAGCTTGCTTGAGACGAGCCTCGCTCTGCATTAGTTCTTGGGTCAAAGGATCTGGGCCAGCATCAGGAGGCGGCGCCATCATCTGTTTGATCTTGCCCATTGTCTCGCTATCAAGCGGTGCAAATTCCATGATGAGCGGTGTAATGTCTACTGGGTTAGCTTTATTAAGCAGGACACCACTTAACTCAAGAAGCTTTTCGAATACACGTTGTTTTTCATCAGGAGTATACGGCAATTCTTCGACAACCACTTCATATTGCGCGGCAATATTGTCCTCAAGAAGAGGAACAAATTGCTGAGATCCTTCCTTAGTGACATGTTTTACGAGCATTCCCTCGGCATTTTCCATAAGAACCCTGAGACAATCCAAGAAAATATAGCCTTCATTCAAAGTGAATTGTGTCAAAGCATCGAAATAAGGGGCCAGTACCATGAGTCCCTGGCGAACCATTTGAGAATTTAACTGGGCAGTCATCAGTTTGGAATCAGTCTGCCCCATGAACGCATCGGTCACGCCGACAACTTCCATCAGGGTCTGATTAGCGTATTGGATCATTCCGAGGATGCTATCAGGAATAGGAGGGGCTACCTTAGGCTGTACTTTGCCGCTGGTGAGCGCTCCCGCTTCGTAGATGGTTACCTGGGCAGCCTTCGTATATGTGTCTAGGAAGCCTTCTAAACTCTTTACAGCCCCTACCTCGATATTGACCCCACCCTTAGGGATCGTGGATAGGAAACCTTCGAAATCGGATACTGCTTTATTGAGTAACCGTTGGGGTTCTTTCATGGAACGCACGAGGCCATAATAGCACTGACGCACTTCGTCGTATTTGCCTGTCATGCATTGAATGCTGAAGCCGTTCTGGGTGAAATTCTCGGATTTGCGTATAACTTGGTTTCCCACGATATCGGCACGGTAGTACTTCCACTTTTTCTCAGGGACAGCTTCAATCTTCTCAAAACCTAAAAGACGCATGGTTTTGCGATATTGATTCTTATCCTCTTCCGGAATGGAGATGATGCTATCCAGAGCCGGATTGCACTTGTACTTTTCCTGCATCAGGCGAGCCATATCTAGAACTTGCTGCGTATGCGGATCATTAGGGTCACCTTCAAATCCCTTCAAAGGATTCTCCATGCGGTAGAATGTTTCGGTATCACGCCATTGGTAATGATAGATCACGCCAAGAGACTTCACGATCATGACGGTGTCGAAGAAATCCAGGAAGCGCGCATCAACGGCAGTGCCGAACTCTGCGTCAGCTTCGTCCTTCTCATCTGGATTTAGTCCTTTGAGCCATTGGTGGAGCTTTTCACGATCCACAATCTGAGCACGGCATATCCAGTTAGCACCTTCAAGACTGCGATTATCCAGGTTCTGGCTACGTGTAGTAATGTCCCACATCATAAAGTAAGGAAATATACGCTCACAATAGGCCTCACCGTTCTGATTGTTCATGTAGTCGATGTTGGTATCGACCCAGCCCATCCCGCAGATAAGCATATCGCGCATCGCCAAGGATTTCTTGTACTGGAACCGAGAGGTGTCTTGGATCCATTTGACACCATCATTGGCTAGGTCAGAGAATCCCTGTTCTTCTGTGCTAAGTATGCGCGGAACGAACTTCAGTTCCGACCGATTTTGGATCTCGAAGCCTGTAATAGCATCCAGAATAGGTTGGATACGATTAATCGTACGCGTTGGCATATTATTGGCTGTTTGTCTTTCATAATCATTCTGTAGCCATTGCGAGCCTTCGTATAATCCATAATTGTCTCGGACTTCGTTCGCCCTCCACCATGCAGTGACTAGCAGATTGTCTTGTATACCTTGATGCGCTTCCGCAACAATATCATAATCAGATTTCATTAAATCAGCCAAACAGGTGAATATTATTATAAATTGTACCGAATAACCCGTAAGATTGCAACTACAAGTCAATTGTCTAGTACATAATAATAACCCAGAGATTGAAATGAAACCACTGCCAAAACGTTTCCAAGGGCTGAGCACTAATATTCGTCATGCCGTATCATCAGCAGATGATTCCAAGGATATATTCGGACATATTATAAGAGGTTTCAAGGATTTAATAAGACATTCTGATATTTACCTTGAAGTGCATGATATATTCATGGAACAGATTATTTACTACCGAAACCAATCACAGAGCTATAGATCCTGCAGCATAAATGTCATGTGCAATTCCTTCTCCAGCAAATCTATGCGCACACTCATATCCCACATATCGGCCATTCTTAAGGCAGAAATTATCATGCATGAGAAGGTTTATTCCATCTCACCCAACAAAATCAGGATCGTATTGTTTGATATAATGATGTCTAGTGAGCCATAGGATGCGAAATGAGCCGGCATTGTTCACTCATCCCGTCGGGTCCTAGTAATCCATATACTTGAAGTAAAACTTTATCAAAGTACTCTAAGGCTTTCTTTTCGCTCTTAAAATACTCACTGACATAGCTTTCATTGTTGCCAAAGATGATTTGGACAGCTAGCTTCTTATCCTCAGTTTTCAGCACGTGCATGAACTTGATATGGTCGATATTGATGAGCACACCTGAATACTTGTCTGTTGCTCCTACGATTATGAATTTAGCCATTTTCCTTCCTTATCATCCATATTATCAAAAATAAGTTTAAAATAGTGTTGCGCCTTTTCTTCTGAATAAAATGTGTATTCCTGTGTCATTACAGCCTTGCGGTCTTCTTTCATACAGACTTCTATGATGTAAGCATCTTTGCCTATGAGAGGTTCTTTCCACAGCTTTAGACCGCCAATCTCACTGGCCGTCAAAGAGTCTATAGTTCCAGTATCATCGACAATTAGCATCGTGTTTTTACTCAAGATCAGTTACCATCATACTTTCCCCATAAATTTTCTATTCCTCCGGAAAGCTCATCAATCCTTTCTGAGGCATATTCCAGCATTTGTTCATTGAATCTCATTGTATTTTTCATTCTATCGATCAATTGTTTCAGTCTAGCTATTTCCATTCTAGGTTCTGCCTCGGAAAATACTTCTATCCTGGTGACTTCATCATTAATATCTTCAATATCAACATAGTTTTGGTAGTCAAGATCGGTCATTCTTTATCTTTTATCGTATAGCACATAAGAGTATGTCTTTAATGGATCTATTCCTAGGTTTTTCCTCGCTCCTTGAATAGTAAAATGCCTTATCAGATCATCATATAACAAATTATCTCCAGCCTTTTTTGCTGTCTCAAGGTCTTTTAATGATACCAAGAATGGATAATCTTTCATTTAGAATTGTCCTATCATTGCTTTTTCAAATTCAGTCATCATCTTTCTCGATATAGCGCATAGTAGTCGATCTCACCAACTCCTGGCCATATGGGCTGTATATCACATAATCTACTCATTGCATCCATCATATCGTCGTGCAAGCCTACGGGGAAGGCTGAATATTCTTCCTCGATGAACTCCTGCACGATGTCTACGACCTTTCCTTCGTAGTTGGTCTTATGCAGAACGCGCGGTAAGTATACACGATGGTCGGAGAAATAGGTCTGTAGTCGCTTAATGCGCTCTTCCTTGCGCAGGATGCCACCTACTTCTTCGATGTAAAAGCGGTAGTTCCTATGTTCCATGGCCTGACGCATGAAGTCAGCATCAATCTGCATGCCATACTTCTCGTAAACCACTAGCTTGGGGCGATAGCGCCGATGCATCTGGAAGATCATGTCCTCACGTTCTTTGAGATTCAGCTTATCCCGCACCATATCAACAAGGTAAACGTTCTCATCAGGTCCAAGACCCAGCATGCAGATTACGGTATAGTCGGATGTGGACTTCTTGGAATTGGCGGGATCTATAAACATGTATAGATTCAGGCTCGGGATATCTATCTTATCATAATACTCAATCCATTCACGCCGGAACTCCCCCCCACCTTCTGGAGATGGCGTCTGCTGGTATTGCCCTGCAAAGCCATAAGGTCCAAGTTGGCGCTTAAGGGATGCTATCTCCAATTCACCAATACGTTCTGGATGTAAAGTCTCACCTTCTTTGAATAACCTTTTGAATCTGCCAAAATCATATAGCTTGTCTTCTTCTGCAATTAGAGGGATCTTTAGATGCTCCCATCCTCCTTGTTCGAGTAGATGTCCCGTCAGATCATTCATATGCAGCCTTTGCATAATGAGGATCATAACACCAGTTTTAGGATCGTTAAGACGAGTAGTCCAAGTACGATCATGCCAACGATTTGCAGACTCTCGAATGACCACCGAATCCTGTTCTTTAGCATTGAGAGGATCATCCACAATAAGATAATCACCTCCATGGCCAGTAATAGTCCCACCAACACCTGCAGCATATCTAGCTCCTCTTTCCGTAGTTACGAATCGTTTCTTTGTGTTTTGGTCGCTCACCAGTTTAGTATTAGGGAATAACTTTTGGTACCACGGTGACTCGAGGATGAGCCGGCAATCCACAGATAAGCTCTCTGCTAAGCCCATGGCATAACTACTGCAGATCATCTGTGTTGAAGGGTCTCGGCCGAGCAACCATGCAGGGAATGCAATGGAGCAAATGATGGACTTCATGAAGCGGGGCGGAATGTTGATGATTAGGCGCTTTATATCGCGCCTTTCACAGGCCATCAGATACTCAGAGATGCAATCTAGGTGCCAATTATGCCGATATGTAGACCCAGGGGAAACCATCGTGAAGACTTTCTGCGTAAAACGGGAGAAATCGTTACGTGTCAATGCGAACAAAAGCTCTTTTTCTTCATCAGTCGTCTTCATCAGTATCCACCTTGATGGACTTGATCACGTCTTGGCGGAATTGCTCGATGATATCCTTGTCTACGCCTTGTACCTGATATTCTTCATCCTTGTCCTTGCTGTCAGGAGATTTGTCTTCCACATAGCCACGACGTTTGCCCTTAGTCTTAAGATAGAACATGATCGCCGGCACACTTTCTTTCTGGATAACTTTGTAGAGTTTGCTTTCAACGAAATCATTAACATGCTCATTTATCTCATCTACTTCGCTGGCATAGTCAGGATCGGCGTTATACCAGTTTAAATGTGTTTGGTAAGGAAGTCCGAATTTATCACATGTAAAGTAAACTAAACCTTTATTTGCCTTAAGCAGTTCTAGGAATTCTTTCTTTTTGCCTTCTCGAATTTCGTCCCTTTCCTCCTTAGACATAATGGCTGGGCCAGATGTATATTTCCAGGAGTTGTACTTCTGATCCTTAGGCTTATCTGCCTCTTCTACCATGTTTGCACGCCCTTCAGTCTCGGATCTTCTTTATACAGCCTGCTAATCTCTATCTGAGCGTCCAGGTCTTCTACTACTCTATCGTCGTACATCAGCTTTTGCATATCCAGTAGCTCTTCAGAGTAACGTCGAAGAACTCTCGTGCGCTCTTCTGGAGAGAACTTCTCATAGCAAATCTTATGGAACATATCAGCCAGGTCTCCCGGCAAGGAGTTTATTCGCATGGAGTGTCCTTAAGAAACGAGTTCATGTATTTTTCTGCTCTTTCTATGTTTTCGAACGCAGATGTGGTGGTATATATAACCTTTGGTTTACCTTCTATGCTAAATGTCACATCTACCCTGTAGCCATCATATCCTTCAGGTGCCAGAACTAGCATTATGTCGTGCAGAGTGATGTCGTCTATTCTGATGAGAGGATCTATTGCGCCAATGTAGAGTTTTAGTACCTCACTCATTCGCAACCCTTCTTCTCAATATAGGCAAGAAGCTTGTAATAGAGATTCTTCATCTTGGTTAGCTCAGCCTCGGCTTTGCTTTTTGCTTCATCATCTAACTGATCAATCCCAAAGGCCAATGTCTCACGGCTCTTGGCAATAAGATCACCTAAGTCCTCAAGATGTTGTTCTATGCGTGTGCTAATGCTCATATTTTTCCTTCAGGATCTTAAATTCGTCCCTAAGAAGATCCACTTCTGCAGCAATGCGTTCATTCAGATTTTTCTCCAAATGATAGAGTTGCGAAGACAGATCCTCGTAGAGATCTAGGATATACATTTTGATTTCATCGGTTTCTGTAGATGTCATCTAAAGCTCATCTCTTACTTTTTTGATGACTGACTTTACCCAGGTAACAAGTCTTTCTTCCAGACTAGCTAAATGAGTGTCTGTCTCACTGGATATAGTGCTTACAATCTCTGCAGATTCTGCCTTAGCTTTCTCATAGTCTGCCACAGCATCAGCTTTGATCTCGGTTTCTGTATTATTCATCATGGTCTCCACAAAATCTTCAGTCATTTTTTCGTCCTTATGCTTTGTTTGTATACTTCAGATTGCATTTGCACCATACTAAAGTCAATCTGTAATTGAAATAAGAGGATAAAATATGGCGAAAAATGTCTATTTGGACACAGAGGCTAAGCTCTGCAAGCGATTTATGCGAGAACTGTCTGATCTCTATGCCTGCAATTTCTTCTCAACACCATTCATAATCATGCACATAGCCAATGAACGCAAGGCCACAAATAACAAGTTCATGGATATGCTCTTCAACAAGCACCTCAAGGAAATGGGAATGCTTAAGGGTGCTCCCGATTATATCGTCTTATTTAGGTTTGGGAAAGTGGCCTGCATTGAGTTCAAAAGAGATAAAAAGAGCAAACTCAGCGAGTCTCAGAAGGTTTTTAAAGATAAATGTGAGGAGTTAACCATCCCTTACCTCATGACATACGAAATAACTGAGGCTATTGGTTGGATACATGAGCTTTGTGAGTCTTTGTAATTCTTATTGACATGGTGTACATCTTATGATATTATATTGTTATCTTATCAGGAGATAGACATGGAACCGTATGACAAAGTAAAGGGCTGGGGAGAAGGTCTAATAAAGGCCTTTAGAAAACGTGTAGAGATGGAATGCTCACCAGAGATGGCCGAAGAAGAGATGGCTTATGCAGAGCACCTTAAAACGCGTTTAAGTGCATTTCTTGAGCTGATTAACTATATAGATTGGGAAATCCGTGACTATTGGGATGATTCGGCTAGCAGAATAGCAACTCGTATGGATCGTGCCCAGCCAATGGGAAGGAAGGATCTAGATGCGGTCACAGATATGTGTGAGTTATTTCTTGAGCTTCTTGGTGATGAAACGGATAAATTGAATGATATCCGGTCGCAGTTTGATGAGTATCAGACAGAGAAATACTCCTGCGACTATAATTTTGGAGAAATATGATGAAAAAGTTCGTTGTTATAGCATTATTCTTTTTCGGAATAGATGCCCAAGCAGGTAAATGGTACATAAATCCAGGTGACGAAGTATTCGTTCCGGAGAGTGATGAAGTAATTGTTTCACCAGGTACGGAACACGGACAAAAAAAATGCACAGGCGTCATGATAAATGGAAGACTATCATTCGATCATTGCTCTACAAGAGCATATGGAAGGTTCTAAATGATGGCACTACTCAGCGGATATTTTACCTTTTGCGCCATCATTGTTTGTATTGGTCTTGTACATGACACAATTGTGAATATGTTCAAAGACAAGGATGATCAATAGTTATTGACCAAACCTATGCATTCCAGGAAGTATTATCTGATTAACGGGAGCAGCGGACGAAACCATAAAGTTTAATGGTGGTCTATCTGGGGAGAGCTCTTCATGGCATCTCAAATCTGTAACGCTTCTTTGATATGTCAGCAATCCGGTTGCAGGGTATGCAGAAGGTAAAGTTCTCCAAACTGGGCGATAAGGTTCTCCAGGAACTACTATTCCGAAGCTAATCAGCGCCTGAATCTCTCTTTCCCTACCTATGTGTACCACATCTGGGTCATTTTCTAATCCAATCATTAATGAATTCTCCTATTTTTAATTAATGAAGAAATATCAATAACATTAATGTGCTTGTGTGTCACTAATTATTTTGATAGCATACCTGCTAGACTGACATGCGTTATTAGAATAAAGGTTAAATTCCTTGTTTGAGAACTAGATAAATACTTAATGCCTAAGAGAAAGTCAGCGTGTCAGTCTTAGACGTTTCTCCTAAAGACTGTCGAAACAAATCTGCCAAGTGCATATACTTATCTGTAGTTTGATTAGCTAATTCAGGTGTGCTTGGCAGTTATTGAAGGCTCTTTATCTCTTCTGATAGTCTAGACGCTTCTTCATGCTTCCCCTCAATGATCAGCCTTAATATCCTAGATCCTAAAGTGTGTTTCTCTCCTTCCAGATATCCTGGCCGATTAATTGCCGTGCTAGGACGATAAGGTTGAATCATATGACCTATCTCACGCTCTCCAGTTTGATGCGGATCAAACTTATAGCCAGTCTTGTCGAAGCCAAACTTGATGCCGTTCTCGAGCCAAAGCTTCCACGTCTTAGCAAAAGCATCCTCTGAAGCCTGTTTTAGGCCCGTTTTGGCATTAATTTCCTTAAATCGGACGAATTCCCACTCAATTCTACCAGCGTGATAGCCTACCATCCTGGCGATATCGATAAATCGATCGTTAAGAGTTAATCTATCCACAGAGATGGACTCATCCTTTTCCATTTTTCTTACCTTAAAAGCATTTTTAAACTGACATGTGGATAACTTTGGTTCTTGGGGGGGTATATAATTACTTATCAATTGGTTTACTAAGGGGGGTTTTTTTAATGTCTGCTCAATTTTTTTGGCTGCAAAATTTTTTGTCAGTAATCGTTTGTCCCCTTTTAGAATCTTCATCATATATGCGGGGGTGATTCCAAACTCTGAGAGGAGCTCGTAGTTGATACTCCAGCACCTGGTGTTATCGCGCTTGCCAAATCCAAACTGCCGCCTTAGATCTGTGGGGGCTTTCTCTTTGATGATCACCTTCATACGCAGCAAACTGTCCAGCTCACGCCTCACAGTACTGACAGACATGTTTAGGGAGCTAAGATAGTAGGTCGCGAACTTCTTATAGCTGGAATAAATTGGCTTGCCCGCATTGCGATGCAACTGATTGTGTAAATGGAGCAGAATGAATGACAGTCTGTCGCACCCTAGCAACTTCTTGATTTGCCCCTGATAAACGCATGGGACATCCTTAGACTGTCGGTGATACACTTTTCTCTTTGACAAACAAGTGTTTACAAAAGATTGTTCATCTTTTGCTTTCGCTTTTTCTTGTTGACAGTGTTGAGGGAGAAATGTATACAATTGAAGATATTCACTTTGGACGGTTGAATAATCGCATACGTCAGAGCTGCAAACTCGTAAACGTATGCAAGATTTTAGAATCTATTTTGCCAAGCGATCTGAGTAACCATTCTGGTAAAAGATCGCTTGGCAAAATAAAACGAAATACGGGCGAAGACGCTAGGGACAAAAGAAATAGTTTCATAAAGTATTTTTCCAGTCGACATATAAAGTATTTTTCCAAAGTATTTTTCCAGTCGGCATATACATGGTATTCCTAGCCAGTGTTGCTTCTTCTGATAAATGATTAATACACTTCGCTCCGTATGCTTGGCAACTACAATTTTAGTTGTTCCGCATTTTTCTTAGTTCTGCCCATGACGATAAATTAAAAGCTAACAGACACTTAATCCATTTTTGTGGGCAGAACTAAGGAAATCATCATTTTTTCTCATTTGTTCTGGAAGCTTCGCGATGAAAGGCGTTAAGCCTATCAAGCTGCAAAGAGTAGTTCGCGTGCAAAAAAAATCCAATGCAGACAAACATATAAAGTGTTAATAACCCAAAGATAAAATACAAACTCATTACACATTCCTTCTCATCTCATCTATGTACTTAAGTAAGTCGCTCTTAGCATAACGCACATGACATTTGATCCCCTCGCCCATCTTTATATAAGAAGGACCCTTGCCAAGCATAGCCCAGCGCGCTAGGAGATTATCTTTGACGCCCAGATACTGAGCCGCCTCGCGTCGCGTTAGTAATTGTTGTTCATCTTCCACGTTACTGCCCTTCTAAGAATTGTTTGTCATCCTCTAAAGCTTCGGTAATAGGCCTAAGTGCCTCCTGCTTCTTATTGTACTTGTACTCAATCATCATCACATCTCTTTCCCGAATCTGGTATAGAGCGCCAAGGCTCTTCGTATCACTAGGATAGAGTGCAGAGAATTTTACTAACTCTGCCTTATGATCTTCCTTCCAAACCTTATACTCTTCCAAACTTTCCGAGTTAACGATCGACTCTATTTCTTGCTTAACACGCACCAGCACATCCTTGCCATTCATAGTAACGCCATCGAGCGTAAATGTAACTTGTGCTAGCTCATCTTCCGTCAGTGTAATCTCTGGCTCTATTTTACATTTAGGTGCTTCGACTAATGTAACCTGAGAACTATTGTTTCTGATGTCCACTTTAGGTGTTACATCCACATGTATTGCTTCTTTTATAGTCTCTATTTCGGTTTCGTCAAGCAGACCGAGTCCCACAATGGAAAGGGTGACTCGTCTTTTTGCCTTGGTTTCTGCCTTTAAGTACGCATTTACGAGATTATCTCCCTTCAGACCATTGGTCGCAGTAGCACCAGTAGCCACATCGACACGTCCTGTGGCGTCCTGGGCATATGCTGTCACCAGATGAATGCCTTCCTCTGTGGTCTTCTCAAGCTTGGTGATGCTGACCCCATGTATCTTGCGCAACTGATCCGTCGCATCCTTCTTCGCGTAGAGCGTAAGCTTGCCATTTAAAGTTATATAATCAAATGGCTTAGTAAGAGGATTTAAACCTAACGATTCACATAGCTTGTTGTAGTACTCAAGCCTTTGCTCTATAGTCAGTGATCCCAAATTCCCAGATACTAGAACCTCCTCAAGCGTGCCAGCAGCACTTTTTTGCACAATATTGCTCATTCTATCTCCTGATAATGTTATATTATCATAAGATGGCATACTATGTGAGATATGTCAATAAGAAATATGAAGTAAAGGAGGGGAGCTGTCTTTGTGCATTACTCGCCTCATGGTTATACTCTAGTAAGTGGCCCTTATATCTAATATGCAACCCCTAATCTGTATACGAACGAATAAATCGTTTGCAATATGCAATTGATGTGTTAATATCAGATTATAAGTAACGTATAGTTAATGGGTATTAAATGTCGGAGTTTATCACTAATAAGCACTTGGCTATGATAAAGATGTTCCGCGCACGGTTCGATCAGTATATTCGTAAGAACTTTGATGTTGACTATCTTACCCGTGAGGATCTTGTGGCGAGATTAGCACGAATGATCCGGCAGATCAACTTCCAAAAATTCAATGACCACCATGTTGATGAGTGCATGTACATGATAAATTACTTCATGCATTTGAAAACGCACATGGATCTAAAACCAGACTCGTTATATGATCTCGATATTAAACTGTGGAACTGCTTTGACTATACATTCAGAGAAATGACGGGATACAGCTTATGAGCAACACCATTATAGGTTACGCACGCATATCTACGGGCGACCAGACGCTCGACCTGCAAATGGATGCCCTCAAAAAGGCGGGATGTACCAAGATATTCCAGGATCAAGCAAGTGGAGCAAAGGAAAGCCGCCCAGGACTAGACGCAGCTCTGGAATATATGAGGGAAGGAGATACTCTAGTAGTATGGAGGCTAGACAGATTAGCACGTACAGTGAAGCAACTAGTAGAACTAATAAATAGGTTTTCAAATGATAATATCCACTTTAAGAGTATCACTGATTCTATCGATACCACTACTTCTATGGGTAAGCTCGTTTATACTATCATGGCGT